ATCGGCGGTTTGCTTTGGCTGGACCTATACCGTAAGGACCCCAAGCAATGAGCCGATACGTCGAGAAAGCGCAGAGATTCCTTGATGAAACGCGAAGGCGTATGCGTGTAGGCGACCCTGAAAATGCATGGTTGATCTCGTCGCAATGGTTGGTTCACGCGATCAAGACTCCGGATGAGTTTGATGGATATGCCAAGCGCAAGTCGATGGGACTTCCAGTAATAGAATCCCTGGCTGATCTTGAGAAAGAGTTGATTGCGATCATCAGCCAAGGAGAAGCGGCATGAGCCTCTTACGCGCCGCCTTCGCTCCGATCCTGGCCAGCGCAACAATGGACTACAGCAACCCGAATTACTGGCTATCGGACATCGCGCAATCACGTCGCACGCTAGCCGGCGCTCAAGTATCGCCATCGTCCAGCAAGACGCTTTCTACATACTATGCATGCATAAAAGACATATCTGAGGACGTTGGAAAGATTTCGCTTATCCTATACGAAGGCCAGGATGGAGACGGCAAGCGCAAGGCCCCAGCATCTGGAACCCCTCTGTATCAGCTCCTCCGCTGGTCCACTAGCCCGGAGATGACCAGCCAATCCTTGCGCGAAACGATGACGGATAACGCGCTAGGATGGGGCAACGGTTACGCCGAGATTCAGCGCACGACCAGCGGAAAACCGGTTGCGCTATGGCACATCCATCCCAGCCGCGTCAAGATGGCGCGAGTCGATGGAGAGCTGTTCTATGATGTGATGTCGTCCGAGTGGCAGGCAGGTGCTACAGTTCGCATTCCCGCCAAGAATATGCTTCACATCCACGGGGTAGGCGAAGACGGACTTTCCGGACTTTCGGTCGCCAGGCTTGCCGCTGAGTCAATCGGCCTGAGCCTGTCCATGCAGGACTTCGGCGCGTCGTACTTCGGTAATGGGTCGCATACCGGCGTGATCTTGATTCACCCAGGCGCTCTTTCCGAGCCTGCCGAAAAGCGACTGCGCGAAACATGGCAGAAGATGCACTCTGGCCCCGAGAACGCGCACAAGGTTGGCGTATTGCAAGAGGGCATGAAAATAGAGAAGACCAGCATCCCGCCAAACGAGGCGCAATTCCTTGAGGGCCGGCAATTCCAGGTTGAAGAAATCTGCCGCTGGTTCCGCATGCCTCCGCACAAGGTCCAGCACCTACTTAGGGCCACGTTCTCAAACATCGAACACTTAGATATTGAGTACGTCCGCGACACGCTAATGCCTTGGCTTGTGCGCTGGGAGAATGAGATTGTACGTAAGCTCTTGAGTGAATCGGACCGAGTGCGCTATGTCGTCAAGCACAACGTCAGCGAGCTAATGCGTGGCGATTCTGCGGCCAGGTCAACGTACATGCGGACCATGATCAGCACTGGAGCCATGACCATCAACGAGGCGCGCGAGATTGAAGATCTCAACCCTGTTGATGATTCAATAGGCAACCAGCTATTCATGCAAGGAGCGATGACAACGGTTGAAAAGATCATCAAGCAACCGGCCCCGTCGAATCCGAGCTCGCGTCCAGGCAAGCAAACTCCTTCGTGCTATCCTGACGACGATGAACCGGAAGACGACGACGAGGAAGAAGACGAAGACGAAGGCATGGACGCGTCCGCATTCCTTCCTGTGTTCAGTGACGCCGAGGCGCGAGTGAACCGCAAGGAAAAGATGGCCGTCACCAATGCGTTGCGGAAGCATCCGAAACCGTGCGCGGCGTTGACTGAATGGGCGTCGTCATTCTACGCTGAGCACTCTGGCTATATCGCTGACGCTTTTGCGCCGTGTATCGCATCGGTTGAGCATTCGCGCCAGTCAAAGGAACCAGGATGGACAGCGCCGACCGGACACGTTGCGGCAATTGCACAGGCATATTGCGCCAAACATGCCGCGACCGTTGCCGGAGCAAAGTCGCCGGACATTGCGCCGGGAAGTCTTGCCGACGCGATCATGGCACCACTGATGGTTGCGACTCCGAAGAAAGCAAAGATCAGCGTCGTATCGACAACGCAGCGCCACAACGCACAGCAACCGATCACGATCAACGTCGCCGTGGATGCAACCAAGAACGCTCCCGGCATGCGCGTGATCCGTGACGCTAACGGCAGGATGACCGGCGTGGAGT